CAGACCATGACCAGTTTTGTTAACGGTTACACTATTTAGACTCGAGAATGTATTAAAAGTTGCGCCAGTTATAGCTGTATCTAAAGGAGTAATATCATAAAACTGTTCTCCGTAGTAAATAAAAAGACCTTGTGAAGTACCTATTGCTGTGTATCTTTCACCTTTTAAACTTGTAAAAGCTAACTGCGCTCTAGCGGGTCCTGGGAGAGTTTCATTAGAAACAGTTAATTGTTCCCACCCACCTATTTTTTCTGGAGCAGTGTATCTAAACCTTACAAAATCTCCGTCTACCCATTGTCCTGGAAGAGCGGAGGGTACGCTTTGTTTGTTAAAACCTGCTGCAAAGTCTACTTTTTTTAATGCCATAAATACATTATAATAGGGTTTTTGTTATTTTGGTAGTACTATATTCCACTCTAACTTAGATATCAAATTTTGTAAATGCACATCTTTTACGTTGTTTTCTTTTATATATTGATTTAGTTCTTCTGTATCTAATATTATGTATTGGTCTTTTATATCAAAAACCATCTTATCTGCTTTGCTTTTAAAACTACCTACTTTATTATTGTTTTTAATAGGTCTTAAATCAAATTTTAATTTTTGATTTAGTCTATTTTTTAATACTCCCTCTACATCCCAAAGTTCTTTTTGTCTTTGATTTTTATTAGCTAAAGTTACTTCAGATAGTAAGTTAACAAAAGCCATGTAAATTATCTCCAAACAAAATTGTATAGCTTACTCTTTTGTTTAAAAGTCCTTCATAAGTTTTTATAGTATCGGTTTTATGAAATAAAGACCCATCAAAAAAAATAGCACGATTACATTTATATTTTATTTTTATAATGGAAGATTTTTCATTTTTAAAAAACTCATCTACATAATTGTAGTTTGACCCTACTAGATAATCGGGATGAATTTTCATCCATTCTTTAGGTTGTTTTTTGTCACAAATTAATAAACCATTTTTTGTAGAATCCTTCATGCATTCGTCAGGAGTAACCCAAAGATTAACAGTTGTATTTGAAGGGTCTGCGTGAGCATTTATACCTTTAGTATTATTTTTATATATAAAAGACCAAGTTCTTTTATATTCAGGTAATTTAAATTTATTAATTATTTCTTTGGATAACATATCCATCATATTATCTTTATTTGGAAGAAAATCCATTGACTGATAGTTTTTATAATTACCATTATATTTATTAGATAACTGCATTCTTAATCTTAAAAAATCAACAAAAGCATTATTTAATATATTATCAACTACTATGATATTATCAGATATTTTTTTTAATGTTAAATTATTATTTAATATATTATACATTTCATTTTTTAAAAAATGAGGGGAGACCTAAATGACGGCGTTTGTCAAACATGTTATTTTTAGCACCTGGAGTTTTAATGTTATTGTAATGAAGAAATACTTGTACACATTCTTTACCTTTAAATTTTTCTCTCCAATGTTCAAGGTCATGACCCCTGTATACCAACATATCTCCTACTTCGAGTAAAACTTTATTACCTTTAGGGGGATTAGGTTTATGTATATTTTTATATTCATCGATAACATTATCGGAACCAGTTGGATCAATAAATATAGGCCAAGGATCTCCTCCTAAGTTTAAAGTCGTAGATATTTCACAACTAAACCTATCTTTGTGTCTTTTTAAAATATCTCCTTTTTTATATATTCTTGCGTAACTGTATGCTGGATATAATTTAAGACCTGTAGCTTTCTCCATTTGTGGTTGGCATTTCAACATTAAAGTTTCCATTGCAATATCAGAGTAACATGAATAGGTATTAGGTATTTGTTTATCTTCATATGTCCCGTGCATATTTTCAAAAGGTGAAACAAATCTTTCTTCTATAAAAGTATCAAAAACTTGTTTTTTCATAGTAAAATAATTTGCAAGAAATATTGCTAAATCTTTTGAAATAGCATTTTTAATTACTGTGTATTTATTTTTTTTAAAATTCATATTAATGAGTACCATCCTGTAATTATTATTTTTTCTTGATTTACAATTTGACTTTTATGAGTATGTGTAAAATCTGTAGGCCAAATTAAAGTTAAACCTTTTTGAGAAGGAGTAGTAATTTTTTGATATTTAAACATGGTTCCTCCTTTTTTTATATTATTTAAATACGTCATAAAAACTAAAACTCTCGATGAAAGTAAATGAGACCCTCTTTCAAAATGCCATTTTTTAAAACCACCTTTTTTAGGATATTTTTGAATATTAGCCCTGTCAAAATTAAATCTGTCATATTTATTTGATTCAGGGTACTTTTTTATATACATATCCAAAACTTTTTGTAAGTGATTTTTATAGCTTAATATTTCCGGATCAGAGTTTTCAGATTCAATTGTTAAATCAATCGAATTTTTGGCTGTTAAATTAACAGTATTATCACTATTAGTATTTACATGACCTGGTCTAGCTTCTGATTTAAATCTATTATAGTAACAGATTAATTCATCACAGATTTTTTTGGGAATAAACCAGCCCCCAATAAAACTTTCTTTAGGCAACTTGTATTCTTTAAGACTCATATTTTAACTTTCTTTAGCAGCATTTTTGGGAATACATTGAATGTTCCAGTGTATAAATCTAAAAGGCTGTATGCCATGATCTACAACAAATTCATGTTCTAGATATCCAGGAAATATCATTAGAGTGCCTGGCTCAGGTTTAAAATGAATAGTTTCATGGCCATAAGCTAAACCTGAATTAGGTTTCATTAATAATTTAGTAGTTCTTGCACCTGTTCTTGGTTCATGAAACACAGGATAAGAAGTTTTATCAGAGCATTTTAAAAAATAAAAACCAGATACATGTTGATTCCAATGTACGTGTGCTGAGTGATGACCCCCACCTTTTTTAGAAAATTCTTGCACCCACATTTCACTAAACATGGCTACATATTGAGACATGTCAAAACCTTGCCAATCTAAAAATTCTGCAGATTTTTGACCAATATAATTTCTAAAATCTAAAAAATCATTGTCGTTTGTAAGTGGCGTTGAGTGATAGGATGTTCCAAAATCTCCGTACATTTTAATGTATTCTTTTTGTTTTTTTTTAGCTTCTTTAATATATTTGTCAGACGAGTTATTTAACGACGTAACAAATTCATTTTTATTTTCTACCCATATAGGTGTTTTAAAGTGTTCTTCTACGTTCATATTATTTAAATGGATATCCAAGGTTCCACATGACCAATGAATATCTTACTCCTTTTGTTACTGGTTTTACTCTGTGCCATACAAATGATGGAAATACAATAATACTTCCTTTAGAAGTAGATTGTGCTTTTACTAAATGTTTAGCTTCATCTCTCACATGAGGGCTGTATTGTCTAAAATCAAATTCTAGTTCACCTCCTTCATATTCTGATCCGTCTGTAAGCTGACAAGTTACTGAAAGCTTTCTAATTTTCCCATGTTCTGGTTGACCTGGTTTATTGTAAGGTTTAGGCCAACTATCACAATGCCAATCATAGTATTGGTTGTGTTTATATTTTGTAAATTGACAAGTCTCACTTCTATCCCATTGAAAATTCCAACCAGCATTTATATTAGCTTCTTTTACATAAGGCTGTAATTCTTTATATATCCACGGTTCAGACAGCCAAGCCACATCCGATCTCCTTGTTTTTTTCATGTTATTTTCTTCTTCTTTAGATAATTTTCGATCCTCATAACCTCCCGTTCTGGCCATTTGTGGGTTTTTAGATAACCCGTAATTAATAATATCATCGCATATTCTTCCTGGAACAGCGTCTTTAAAATGCCAAAAATAATCTTTTAAACTTTGCATAATTTATATTTTTTGAAAATGAATATTCCCTGCTATTGTTTTTTGTTTAGATGATTTTAAAACCATATGTTCTAAAAAACTTGGAAAAATAATAATCTGACCATTTTTACATTCAGGTTTAAAGGTACTATCAAAAATATGTTTTATATTGGGATAGAATAATAAATAATTTTTAATAGGGTTTAAAAAAATTGTTTTA